GTACAGATTAGAGCCGTACAGATCAGCTTTCGCTTCTAATGCGGCCTTTAATGTGAGTGCGATAGTGTTGTCTTTACATTCAAACGCAAATAGAACTTCAAGACTCCAACGGTTTTTTATTTCAATTTTCATACTAGTTACCTCTCCAGGTGATGTTAGTGATTCCAATAATTGATATCGGGATTCCAGTCAGCTTTTCTAAAACCCCAATTTATCCGACTTCCGCTCGACCAATTACCTCCGGTTAATGGCGTGGGCGCGTCGTCGCCGATGACTGCTGACAAAATGTCGAGCTCCCGCAAACTGAACGCCGGATACATTACGCAAATGCGGCCAGTTGTTGGGCTTCTGAAGTAATCGTGGCGATGCTCGATACTCAACAAAGGTGCGGGTGTTTTACGTTCGCGATAGGTACCGTTAGGCAACGTTTCAAACAATTGGTCAAACCTGTAATACTGTGTCATGTTAGTCCCCCATTACCAGACTGATACAAATTGTAAAAATGCCGCAACCGACAAACACCATGAATAATTCTTGTCCGATGGTCATAAAGCCTCCTTGTTGAATGTATGGGATGAGTATAGGTTAATTACTAACCCATGTCAACAATATTTTCGGCAATTTTTACAACTTTTTCTGCATTCTTTGTACTATCAAGCAAACGCCCGTCCTTGTAGAAGTTCCAACGAAAGCCACCCATTGAAAACTCATAGTGGACATAGACCTTATGCGGCATACAGATAGCCCGCGCAATGCCCGTGTAGTGCCCAATATTCATGCGACAGGAAAAGGTACACGCGAGTGATTGTTCGCTTGCTCATAGGCTTTAGCAGCATCAGCGGCGCTTGTTATCGCCATAATCGCACTACCTTTCAAAGCAAACAGGCGGGGCTTACCACCATCAGGCAACACCATGTTATTAACACGCCCATCATGCAAAGCCGGGTGATAGACGTAGCCCAAATTTTCCAGCATTTCTTTTCGTTTTGAGTGCGTAACGCGACGGGCAGCACCCAGACGCTCTAACAATCGATCAAGCTGAATTGAAGACAGCCAGCCACCACAGAATCCGGGCAAAGCTTGCGCAACGGCTTCGTTAATTTCTTGCTCAATACCACCCGCGCTGGCAGCAATCGCCAATTCAGTCGAAGCCGTGACCGGTGCCCGCTGGCAATTAGTGGCCGGATTGAATTCGGCAGGTATAGGAAAGGTATGCAGCAATTCAGAAACGATTGCGTAGCCCTCATGATTCAGCCAATCGTAAAGACGCGGGAAGTATTCCCCATCCATGCCGTCACGCTTTAAGTCGTCGGCCTGCTGTTGGGCGCTGAATAGGATGCAAATGCGCCGATCGTTTTGAGTTTTGCGCACAGCGTCTTTGTGATTGCTATTGAGCATGAAATTGCCACACACATCGGCGCTGATTTGATCCACGCCCTTACCTTCAATTTCAAGACCGTCACCGCCGGTAATCATTGGCTTTAGTTCTTCAAAGACTTCGGCGCGACGATCGGGGATATAGATATCCTCCACACCGTAGAACAGTTTACCGATCATCCAGCTATTAAATTGCGCAGCGAGTTTTGACGCCTTCGGCCAATGCACATATCGACGCCCTACAGCTTCGGCAACGCACCGTGTAAACAAAGTTTTGCCGTTACCTTCTACGCCTTGCAATAGTGGTGCCCATTGGAATTTAATCCCTTTGTGCTGCACACATGCCGCCATATATGACAGCAATATCATGCGGTCGCGCTCGTCTGGTAGAACCTTTGTTAGGTGCGTAATAAACGGACTCGCATCACCAACTTTGCGGGGTACTTCAACTGGCCAATAGGTATTGACAAAAATTTGACCACCCCGGTTAATCAGTTGGCCAGGTGGTACGTCCGGCTTAAAGCAGACGGTATCGGCACGCGGGCAGCGGAAAGCTTGACTTTGCGTAAATGCCTCCCATGCGTCACGGGTAGTCTTTTCATTCGCGGTATCCATGGTAAATGTATAGCCACCATAAACCACCTTGAATTGCTCCGGTTTCAAGATATTACCGCCTGGTATAAGAACGCGGTGTGTATCGCGTATGTACACACATCCGGCAAACATATTGACCTGCGCCGTATTATCGACAAAGGTTGAACCTGTAACCATCATAGGGCGCGGCGGTTCATTCAGAACGCTAGGCGCTAAACCTTCCGGACTATTGGCTAAAGGTTCCGGGGCCTTATCCGTCAACACTTCAAATTGACGCGCAACTGCCCCCAAAATTGTGCGCGGCAAATAATCCTCACGCACCCATTTATCACGCACTAAAGCACTCTTATGCATCAGCCTATCGATACGGGCGCAATCTTTACCTGTCCAAAAAGCCAAGTGTTGCGCCAAGGCGGCGTCTGCGCTACTGGCATCATAAGGGCGCACCGGGTCAGGATAACACCGCGCCAATGCTTCGATATTGCACGTCCAAAGATCAGCAAAACTCGCCCGCCCGCCAAAGGCCGAAGCGATAGACTGTGACCGTAAAGCGCGGCGAATCAGATCGTCATCAGATTCGGGGCCGCGCCATTCTGCACAAGGTTCCTCTGTCCACCCTTGTTCAATTGATTGCGCGGCATCCGGCGGGAAGTATTCAGATACAACACCAGCCAAAACGGCGGTAAAGTCGGCATCCACGTTGCCGCTAGCACTTGTGCCAGTTAACGCAACAAAACGACCCGAATGGTAAAACTCAAGCCCTAACGCTTCATTTTTGCAACCATGCATCGGCGGACGGCCTGATCCAAATATATGCAGACCTCGCCCGCTTTGGCTAACCTCAACGGCAGCGCCCGCAAACACGGCGCACAATGATTTTGCCACCATTGACCAGTCGGAATTGTCGGGCAATAGGCAATTATCTAAATCAAGAAACCAGAACGGGTCCGCTTCGGTAAACACGAAGCCCACGCCATAAGACGCACCCAAAGTGGCGGCGGCGGCGATAGCTGTAGCGCTATCTGTCCAAAAGGCCGGATCGTGGGCAGAAACTACACGGCCAGAACGGAAGTCGCAAGGGTACTTGTCTTGCTTGCCTGGCCGACTTTGACTCGGAACAGTCTTGTATAGAATGAACTGGCGATAAGCCCCCATGGCCGCCAACGGTCCGGCGAGTGCGGTTCTTATTGACATTTTTCGGCAACCTTGTTGGCAAGCATCCGTTTACGGGATTCGCTGGCCTTTTTTCTGGATTCATCGGACCACAGGTGGACAATCTTTCCCTTGCGTGCCGCGCTCAGTTTTGCACGATGCTCGTCGGAAAATTTAATTCCAATTCGGGCGACTAGAACTTCGCGGGTTACTTTTTCCCATCCATATTTTGCTATCGCCCGGCAAACTGGCTGTTGATATTTCAAACTTGCCGCCTTATGGGCTTTCATTCGACGGGTAAAATCGTTTGTGATTCCGACGTAAGCCTTCCCGCTAGGGAACGTCATTCTGTATAGAACGCCTCGCATGGATTCAGCCTGCCAACGTATTGAGGGCACGTACTTTCAGATCAGGGGTAGCCTTTAGCGCATGGCTATCACCGGCGGCTAAACCTTGCGCAACAATGGCGAGATTTTCCGTCAAAATGGCCGACCGCATCACAGTGCGCCGAAAGCTAATCATTGTGCCAAAGTAGCGCGAAATAAGGGCTTCGGCGCAACCAACTTCTTTGGCTACCGATTCGCGGGTAAGCTTTGCGAAACCACCTGGTCGCTCGGCAACGGCAAGGGCTGCGGTAAGAATTTGATATTTACGATCATCGGGCTTTTGGCGCTTCTTTGTCATTTCTAGTTGCTCGGTAAGATTATTTATTGCTATTGTGCTAGATATTGACGAAGCCGTCAACGGGTAAATTAAAGCGTGCCGGTACCGGTACAAAATGCCGCATCACCACCCCCGGACACGACCAGTTGCGCCCATGCCAATTGTGCGGTTTCGCGGTCGCCTCCGGTGTAATGCCAATTCGGGCGCTTGCACTCTCTGCTAACAAACTGCGCTACACATTGCCCCACCATGTGGGGTTTGATAACTAACGGTCGCCAGCCGATAAGATCGGCGGATTTGATGGATTCGTTCAGTTGCTTTGAGTCATTAGCAAGCCCATAACGCACCGGCACGCCCCTAGAATCAATCAGCGCCCCCACATTGTTACGGAATAAGCGTACACCCTTGCGTGCGGCTTCTAATCGCACAGCGGATTGCACAGTTGCCTCACTGGTTCCTTTGACGGTCGGCGGTAACTCATGCCCACCCTGCATACCAAAAATGGCTTGCAATTCATATAGGGCTTGTGCGCTCACATGATGGCGTGTAGCCCATTGATACACGGCGGGTGTCATTACATACCCCGCCCGCAATTAGTACACCGCACCGCCGCCCACAGTGGATTATTGCAATAATCGCAGCCCACGGGCTTGCTTTTCTCCGTGGCCAGCAAATCCGTTACAAAATCAACGCAGCGGCAATAAGTAGTAAACGCTCGGGTTTGCTCCTGGCAAGTATCGCGGCCAGCTTCCAGAACCATGAGCAATTCTTCCAGGTGTTCAATGGTGTTCACTTGTTTTTCGCCTTGAAAGCGGCGATGGCGATACGACCAATCCGAACCGACAGGCCAACTTGATGAACTTCCAGCGCGGCTTTCAATTCATCATCCGTAAGCTCAACCCACTCACGCTTCGCTGATACTGGGGCGGCGTAGTGTTTCACAATGGATTCCATCGCAATACGCATATAGGCATCTGGGCATGATTTGCGGTCTAGGTCACGACGCACCTTTTCTGCCAAATCCCACGCCACAGGCTCGGCTATCACTTTGCCGGAGGCGGCAATATGATCGGCTAATGCCTCACGGATGGCGGCTAAAGCGGTTACTGGTGTTCCAGTTTCAAACTTGTACACACGAATTATGTCTTTTAATGTGTTTTCTGCCAGCTTCAATGCTTCAGTTGTTTTGTTCACAGCATCGCCTCCCCACACATATAAAGCACAGCCTCATATGACGGCGCTGGTTGTACAGTCTCTTGTACAACAGGCTTCGCAGGTGCGTTAAGCTCGGCGTGATTGTATAAGATTGGTGTATTACTTAGCATTTAACTCTCCTTTGAAAAATAAACAGCCGCATCTATTGCCCCATTGATCCCATGTTTAGCGAGTTCAACAGATAGCCGACCGGCCAATTCTGCGGCATCTTTAGCATTAAGCGTTTGAGCGCTGGCAACATCAACGCCAAATTTGTAAAAGAATCGGCGGTAACTTTCAGACTCCCCGCGCCCTTGTGCGCTTTCAAGGCCAGCCCACCAGGCGATCATGTTGCGTAAGTCACGCTGTGCTTCTCTACGCTCCCAATGGCGTTTTTTGACAGCGCCTACAACCTCTGGGGCGGCATTCCACGGAATTACCGCATCCCCATCAATCCGGGCGATTTCTCCGCGCAATGCCGCTAATGTGGCTTCATCCAGTTCTAATAAATCACCATCAACAAATTCGGGTGCACTGCGATTTGGAGGCGGCGGGTAATGTCCGCAAAATGGGCAAGCCTTGTGGATACGTTCATAAGGCTGAATGCACTCTGGATTGACACATACGCGCATTGGGATGGCGTCAGACTTACCAGAACTCCGGCGCTCACGGCGATCTAGTGACCATTCACGGCGGGCGTCCGGTAGCCCGTGGCGTATGACATTGTTAACGTGGTCAATGATAAATGCCACGGGTTTGTCACTCATTGCAATAGCTGCAAGTCGCCCTTCATCCGTCAAACTGGAATGTACTGCTGCGGCTTCTTTGGATAGCATCAAGCGCAGCGCCCGCCCAAACTGCTGTGAGAATAATGCGAACGATTCGGTAGGGCGGGCAAAGCTAACCACCTCAATCGCTGGTAGATCAAAGCCTTCCCCGAATAAATCAACGTTAACTAGCTGCATAATTTCCCGCGCCTTAAATCGGCGTAGGATTTGCGCCCGTAATGCGTCTGGGGTTTTTGCGCTGACAACTTCTGCGGATACGCCCGCTGCCCTAAATGCTGATGCAATTTCAGTAGCCGCCTCAACATCAACCGCAAAAGTAACACCTAGTTTGCCCGGTGTCAGTTTTAGATAATGTGCTACCACGTCCCCGGTGATATGTGATTTATGTACGGCTTTTCGTAATTGATCGGCGTTATAGTCGCCAGTCGCTTGGCTCAAAGCAACTTGTGATAAATCAAGGTCAGACGGCGGCGCAAAGATTCGATAATCCGTCAAATAACCCATGTTGATAATGTCACGCATCGATGGCGCCAGAACCATTGCGTCAACAAGCCCGTCAGCGTGGCGTCCTAACCCTTTACCATCAGCACGCAATGGCGTGGCTGTAGGCAGCAAAGACCGGGCATTAGGAAACATTCCCGCAGCAATGCCCCACTTGTTAGCCTTTAAGACGTGGTGCGCTTCATCTTGAACCACTAGGCGCACTTGCTTAAACCAAGGGTCGCTATCATCCATGCGGATAACTGTATCCACGCCCCCAACGCCTGTTTTAGCGTTAGGGTCAAAGAAGCTGTAACCCAGTTCTGAAATTTGTAGGGCGCTGATTACGCGGATAAGATTTGACCCCTTTTTTGCCCCCACGACCCGATGACGCACTCCGTTACGGGCGAGGGCGATAGATATCTGGCTAACAAGTTCCTGACGGTGCGCAATGGCAATACTTGCCCCCGGCTCATCATATAGAACCTTTGAGAAAATAACGGTCTTACCCGACCCCGTGGCTGCTACAGGCATAACATTAAGCGCCCCGGCATTCCATGCCTCATACACACGGCGCTCTAAGTCTGCTTGAAACGGTCGAAGTTCTACAGGCATGAAAATTCTCTATTGACGATTGCGTCATTATCTACTAAGATCGGTTTTGCAGTCAATCACTTTTTAGGAGAGTTCATCGTGAGTATGCAAATTCAAGTAAACCCCGCCGGTTTGTCACAGGCGCAACGTGAGGCCGTAGCAGGCTTTATTCTGGCTTATCCAGCCAATGGCGCAGGGGGTAAGGACACGTTAGCACTTAAAGTTACCGTGGATACTACGGAAGCCAAAGCCGCCATTACTGATTTGGCGAATCATGCGCATGATAGTGGAGTTACTAAAGCATCAAGCCCCGAAATTGCCGACATGGTCAAAGACGAAGGTGAGTTTCAAGCCGCCGTTGCTTTTAGTCAGCCTGTTGGCGATACCGTAGCTGCCGCAGTATTTGGAGCACCTCAAACCCCTTTGACGCATGGGGCGATAAATGCCCCCTCTACTGTGGGTGTCGCTCAGTCAATGACTGCCCCCGAGGCTTTGCCGGAGATTTCTTCAACCCTAATCATGAACGCCCCCGTACCGCCTGTACCGACAAGCGAGAACGTGGTGCAAGTTGCTGCACCCCCTATGGTCAACCTTGCCAGCGGCGTTGAAATTGACACGCACGGTTTGCCATGGGATGCCCGCATTCATGCCAGCACCAAGCGTAAAAATGCGGATGGTTCGTGGACTGCTAAACGCGGCGTAGATCAAGCAGTAGCGGCGAGTGTTGAAGCAGAATTACGGGCGCTCATGTCGGCTGCACCTGCTCCGGCTGCTGACGCTTCGCAAAATGCCCGTGCGCAGTTTGTTGCTCTTGTCGGTCGCGCATCAGCTGCAATTCAATCTGGAAAAGTGACACAAGCCGAAATTGCAGAATGTTGCACTAACGCCGGTGTGCCGGGTCTGCCGCTATTGGCTAATCGCCTTGATCTGGTCGCAACGGTTTCTGCCAGCGTCGATACCTTGATTGCGTCAAAACAATGAGCGGGGCACATTCCGTTCTACCGCCCTCCGGGGCGGCCGCATGGCGGCGGTGTGCGCAATGGGTACAGATGAATCAATTGTATCCGCAGCCCGATACGCCCGAAAGCCTTGAAGGTAATGCAGCCCATTGGGTTTTTGCCGAAATGCTAGCGGGCAATATTGTTGCCGAAGGTTTGATTGCACCGAACGATGTAATCGTGACCGAGGAAATGATTGAGGGCGGCGAACTGATTGTTGAAACTGTACGCGCCCGGATGCCGCCGGAATTGTTTGGGAAGCCACGGGTTGAGCAACGTGTGGATATCCCGTGCATTCATCAAGAGTGCTGGGGGACACCTGATATCTGGGGATTTTCGATAAAGCCTTTTGTACTCGAAGTCATTGATTACAAATTCGGTCATCGGTTTGTTGATGAATACGAAAATTATCAAGGTATTGCGTACATCGCCGGAATTATTGACGTGATTGCAGCAAAACTTGGTGAGCCTGTCGGCGTTATCGATCAGCACATCACGGTTAATTTCACAGTGGTGCAGCCGCGTTGCTTTTACAAAGGTTCGCCGGTGCGCACTTGGTCTGTCAAAGGTTCTGATTTGCGGGCATATGTCAATATTTTGGCAATGTCAGCAGAGGCGGCTTTGGCTCCAAATCCAACGGCGACGACAAGCGAAGAATGCCGAAATTGCCCCGGTCGCCACGCTTGCCCGGCGTTGCAATTAGCGGCCTATTCAGACGCAGAGTACGCCGTTAAATCGTCGCCTGTTGAGTTGCAGCCAGCGGCCGCTAGTCTTGAATTAAAGATGCTAGAACGGTCTTTGGAGCGCTTACAGGCACGGGTTGAAGGTATGCGTGAGACGGTATCTGCTCATATTCGACAAGGCCATAGCGTGCCATGGCACAGAGTTGAACAGGGGTTTGGTCGCCAGCAATGGACATTACCCCCAGAACAAATAATCGCAATGGGCCAACTTATGAATGTCGATTTGTCAAAGCCCGCAGTCAAAACGCCAAAACAGGCCGTAAAATCCGGTATTGACGAAGCCGTCATTAAGGCTTATAGTGTTACACCATTGGGTTCAATAAAACTTGTTCCTGATAATCCTGCCGATGCCCGTAGGGTTTTTGGCAACCAAAATTAAGGAGAGTTCACCATGTCGCAAAAAGTAAACATCACGTCACCTGTTGGCCGTATTGTCATGGGTTCATTGTATGACCCAAACACAACCGATGCCGAAGGTAAACCGTTGGTCGTAAAGACTGGCCCTAATGCAGGTCAGCCCCGCGTTAACTATTTCTTCGCCTTGGCTATTCCAAAGAATCCAGGCGAAACCCATTGGGCACAAACCGCGTGGGGTCAGCAAATCTGGAATGTTGGCAATCAGGCATTTCCTAACATTGCCCAATCACCGGCTTTTGCTTGGAAAATTGAAGACGGCGATAGTCAAATCCCGAATAAAAAAGGCCGCAAGCCTTGCGAAAATGAAGGATGGAAGAATCATTGGATTCTTAAGTTCTCGGGCGGTTTTGCACCAAAGGTTTATCAGCAAGAGGGTGCGGGCTATGTTCAGGCCATGCAAAAAGATTTCGTCAAACCCGGCTATTTTGTGGAAGTCGCGTTCAGCGTGGAAGGCAATGGTTCGCAGTCACAACCGGGTGTTTATCTGAATCATTCAATGGTCTGCTTCCGCGCCTATGGTCAGGAAATTCAATTCGGGCCGGATGTATCTAGCGCGGGTTTTGGGGCTGCCCCGCTTCCTGCTGGTGCATCAATGACACCTCCGGCTGGTGCTATCCCAATGCCTTCAGCTCCGGCTGCTGTTGCTCCCGCAGTACCTGCTATGCCAGCACCTGGCGCAGCGCCAATTCCGGTAACTCCGAATCCGGCTTTTGTGCAAGTGCCGCCCCCAGTTGCGGCGGCTGCTCCGGTTGCAATGGGTGTACCTAATGTGCCAGTTGTACCTCCGGCGGCTCCGGCAACTCCGGTGCATCAAATGACACCGGCCGCCAATGGTATTGCCTATGAGGCTTACATTGCTCAAGGTTGGACAGATGCCCAACTGATTCAAAACGGCTTGATGTTGGCTTAAGCAAAACGCCCCGGTTCTTTGGGATCGGGGCAATTTTTGGAGAATGGAATGATTGAACGTCCGGAATTACCTAAAGAAGAAATTGAACTCGTTGGCGCAGCTTTGGTCAATATCTGTCACGGTGAGGCTACTGCCGCCGGTTGGTGGAATGATCTTTGCAGCGGTGAAAGTTTGATCGGTAAGCGCAACATTGGTGAATTGCTTTGTCTGATTCATAGTGAAATTTCAGAAGCAATGGAAGGCCACCGTAAAAATTTGACAGACGACAAGCTTCCACATCGCCCAATGATCGAGGTGGAATTGGCTGACGCTGTTATCCGTATTGCCGATTTGGCAGGTGCCATGAGTCTTGACCTGGGCGGTGCAATTGCGGAAAAACTGGAATATAACCGCAGCCGTGCGGATCATAAGCCAGAGAATCGTAAAGCTGACGGCGGGAAGAAATACTGATATGACTAAATGGGATACGCGCTTTATTGATTTAGCAAAACTTGTGGCCAGTTGGAGCAAAGACCCTTCAACACAAGTCGGGGCGGTTATTGTCGATAAAGACAAGGGTATCGTATCGACGGGTTTTAATGGCTTTCCGCAAGGCGTGGATGATGAAGCAACCGACCGCGACATTAAGTTGCTGCGCACCATTCATGCGGAGGAAAACGCGCTGTTGTTTGCAAGGCGTGATGTTACTGGAATGACAGTTTATGTCACTCGCCCGCCATGCGCCCGATGTGCTGTTAAATTGATTCAAAGCGGTGTATCCCGCGTAGTCTATCCGTTACCCCCTGTTGATTTTGTTGAGCGCTGGGGTAATGAAATGCGTGAAGCTAACGCAATGTTTTCGCAAGTCGGCACTACCATAACGGCATTAGGTGAATAAATGCAGCTTGTTGCACCACCACCCCCGCCAGCCACGGTAACGCGCCCCGTAGCGTTTTACGATACCGAATGCTTCCCTAACTATTGGCTTCTAAAATTTCGCCCGCGTAACGGTCAGGCGTACGGTTTTAGGCTACATGCCGGGCAATCCTTTAGTGTTGAGGAAGCCGCCCGCATTCGGTTGCTGTTTGATACATATTGCGCCGTAAGCTTCAATGGCAACTATTACGATGTGCCGATGATAACCGGGGCATTGTCTGGCTATACGGCTGAACAGTTGAAATGGCTTAATGACCGAATCATTGTCGAAAAAGTAAAGCCGTGGGAGCTGGGGTTGCCAGAATGGAAACCATCAGATCATATTGACGTGATGGAAGTCGCACCAGGCGCAGGGTCGCAAAAACAATACGCAGGGCGCATTCATTGCAAAACCATGCGTGATTTACCTTATGACCCTGGCCACTACGTTACGCCCGCTGAAATTGTTGAAGTTGATACCTATTGCGAAAACGACCTTGCCGTGCTGGAAGCCCTCTTTGACGCCTTGCAGCCACAGATTCATCAACGTGAAACGCTAGGTAAACGCTACGGCATTGACTTACGCAGCAAGTCAGATGCGCAGGTTGCCGAAACAGTCTTAAAGCGCCGGTGCGAACAGGCTATTGGTCAGCGTATATACAAACCGGAAATTGATTGGAATTTGCGCTTTCGCTACAAAGTGCCTGATTTTATCAGCTACACCATGCCCCAATTACAACGGGCTTTAGAATTGGTCAGAGAGTCCGTTTTTCAGCTAGGCGCTAAAGGTACGGTTGAAATGCCCCCGCAGCTTGAAGGGCTTGAAATCAACATCAATCAATCGACTTATAAAGTTGGAATCGGCGGCCTTCATAGTCAGGAAAAGAAACAGGTTCATAAGTCCGATGATTATTGGGTAATCCGTGACAACGATGTGGCTAGCTACTATCCGTCACTAATTCTGAACTCTGGGGAATGGCCTCCGGCTCTGGGTCAATCATTTTTGCGCGAATATGAGTCGATTAAAGACGAACGGTTGGCTGCTAAAGACTTGCAAGGTAAGTTGAAAAAGGCGGGCGACACAAAAAGCCCCGAATATGAAGAAGCCCGCGTGGGCAATGAAGGCGGCAAGATTATGATTAACGGCACTTTCGGAAAAACCGGAAGTCCGTACAGCGTACTTTTTGCCCCCACAATGCTGATTCAAACGACCGTTACCGGCCAGCTATCATTGCTAATGCTGATTGAATGGCATGAGCTGTACGGAATCCCTGTCATTTCGGCCAACACAGACGGTATTGTCATCAAGTGTCCGCGTAACCAGGTGTATGTATCCGAAGCCCTGATTGCTGAATGGCAAAAGCGCACCGGGCTTGAAATGGAAACCGTGGAATATAGCGCTGTATATTCCCGCGACGTGAACAATTATTTTGCCGTAAAGACAGACGGAGAAGTTAAACGCAAAGGCGAGTACAGCAAGGCCGGGTTGGTCGAAAAGAAAAATCCGGATGTTGAGATTTGCGCCGATGCCGTGGCTGAATTTTTGGCAACCGGTACGCCTGTTCTGTATACCATCGCGGCGTGCCGTGATATACGCAAATTCGTGACCATTCAGAAAGTCAATGGGGGCGGCGTAAAAATGTGGGGCGAAGGTCCGCGCAAAGGTGCCCGTGTGATGGATATGCTCGGTACGCTACAAGCTAATGGCTGGGCTAAAGATGGTCGAAAGTGGCGCAAAGGTGACATGCTCACGGACCCCACAACGGCTTACCATTCCTGCTTTGAACCACAAACACCCGAATATCTGGGTAAGGTCGTCCGCTGGTACTACTCCAATAAAGCTCCTGGCCCCATCGTATACGCCAGCAACGGGAACACGGTAAGCCTGTCGTATGGTGCCCGCCCGTGCATGAATCTACCCGACGAATTCCCTACAGATATCGATTACGAGTGGTATTTGAGCAAAGCTGAAGCGATGCTCAAAGATGTTGGTTATTACCTGTTGACATAGGTTAAAAATTAACCTATAGTGACAACACACTTAACTTGGAGAGGTTGAAAATGGAACTAAATATCAGAACCGCTAGCATTGCCGCAGCTTGCCTTATTGCTGCCAATAAAGACGTTCGTTATTACTTAAACGGTGTACATATCAAGTCTGTAGGGGGCTTTATTACCGTGCAATCAACTAATGGTTCAATGGGTTTTGAAAATCAATGGGTCGATGGCGATGCACCGACTTTGGAAAGTCTCATTATTCCTCTGGCTATCGCAAAGGAAATCGGCAAAGTCAAAACGCCACAGGTAACAATTAGCGGTCCCGATGAAGCCGGTCGCTATACCTGTGGCGGTCGAATCTTTAACCCGATTGAGGGTCGCTATCCTGATATGGCGCGAGTTATTCCACAACGTGATTCAGCCAAAGATCATCTAATGGCTAACCATGATTTCGAGCAGTTGGCAATCTGTCAAAAAGCAATGCGTACTGCTACCGGTATTAAAGGCAAGCTTTGGCGTATCCAAAATGCTGAAAATAATAATGCTTCTTTGATTTATCGTGAGGAACATTCACACCCACTTTGTCTAATCGTGCCGTTCAACGACAAGGTGTATAAAGATAACTAATCATGCGTAAAGCTGTCGTAATCGCCCTGTGCGCGTTTTGTAGCATCGTTAATGCCTCTAACTACGACAAGTGCTTGCAGGGCGTACAGGCGGCTTATGAGGCCTATTCTATGAGCGTTATGGATGCCAAATATCCAGACGTACAGAAAGCAACCTTTGCGCTTAGTTTTCGATTGTCACAGCAACCGTTTCCGGTGAATGAAGTTCACGCATATCGTTCACTAAATTACATCATCAAACGGTTGCGGAATGCTGAAATTCGGTTTCCACAAGATTACGAAATAACCGCTGCAACTAACGAATATATCAATAAGGAGTGCATGAAATGACTTATAAACCCGGTACAAAAATTACCTGCCGCACCTCCGGTAATGACTACATCATTACCGAATCAAACGAAGCGTTTACCTATTATCAGAACCACTCGCACCGCGCCCAATGCGCTACCAGTTTGCTAGCAGGTGAGTTTGTCATTCATGGTGCCGCTGTATCAGCGTTGGATAAGCAGGAGGGGGGCGATCATTACAAAAAGCTAGGCGACTATCAACCTTGGGAAGTATTACGCGCCTGGCTAACACCCGAAGAATTCCGGGGCTATATGAAAGGTACGGCGATTGCGTATCTGGCACGCGAACGCAGCAAAGGCGGCATGTTGGATATCAAGAAAGCTACGCACACGCTGCAAGGGCTTACGGAATTGAGCGAGGCTGAATAATGGGCGCTCACGAATCGGCGGCTATGGCAAAAGCCCGTAAATTGGTGTTAGAGGGTGGTTTGACACCTTACGCAGCCGCCTTACGCACTGGCATTACCAAATCTGCCATTTATCAAGCCGGTTGGTATAAGGAATGGAAAGCTACCAATGAAAACGCAGCGCAGTTGCCTAGCTCGCCAGCACAGTGACCAGATGATGTGCGCAGCGTGCGGGCTGGCATGGGATGTGAATGACCCAGACCCGCCCGCATGTCGAAAAGTCGATAGACGGTCAAAAATTGTCAAAGAGATTGAAACGTTCGATGTACCCGCAACCCCTAAAGCAAAACGTTTGCCCGACCAATTGCCCGCAGATTTGGCCATTGATATGGTTAAAGCGTTTTTAGCCAATGGGCAAAGTATCAACGGAATGCAAGCCGCTTACCGCTTATTTTTAGATAGGATAGAACCATGAAATTTGCACTAACAGTTATCGCACTTATCGGCCTTATCGCGCTGGTTAACAACATGACCCACGATGATGAAGTATCAGACCAGGAGCATTATTGCGAAATGGTCAAAACAAAGAGCTGGCCTGATTACAAAGGCATTTATAAAAAGCATTGCCCGCAATAAGTTATTTGCGAGAGGCTAGGATTTCTGCTAGCGCATCCTTTGTTTTGCTGCCAACACTTGAACCCAAAAAGAATTGAATGATCGTGGCAACAACAGTGCCTAGCAGGAACCCTAGAATCGTATCCACAAAGCGCACGCTAGTTTCTGGAATAGTTATCACGGTGATAACTATAATGTACAGGCATGAAAACAAAGACCATCCCGCAGCCAAATAATATACAAAACGCTTGGAAAACAAATCATCTTGCTGTAGCGCCACTTCCTGCATGTGGCGGGCGCTGGCAGTATCACCATACGCCAGCTTATCAAGCTCTGATTGTTGCTCCAAGACGCGCTCTTTGAATTGCAGCAATAACGCCGGATCGGTTTTAATCGACGTTAAAGCGTCACCACCCGATTTTCCGGTAACAGTTTCGGCAATGCTGACGACTTGCTCCGCAACTTCCGCTGCCTTATCGCTACCCGTCACCCATTTAGTGATTGCGGGTACAAGTTGGCCTAAACCTAGCGCAATGGTGATCGGGTCCATTATTTAATCCCATCATGTTCGATTGAATAATGATTACCGTCATTGAAGCGACCACCCCAGCGACATAAAGGATCAAGCGATTCCCAATACTCACCCAATTCACGGTGATCTTCGGTTGTTTGAAGAAACACACCGTCTTTGAATAAATTAAAGTCAATGGCCAAGCGTTGCTTGTGGTTACTTTTCGGATGACTGTAACCCAGTTTAACGCCCATGGCGCCATGAACACGAGGATCTCTGAAAGCATCACCCAGCGTCAATTCATAACCTTTGGAATAGGCAAATTCAATCAGTTTACCAATCAATTGCACTAGCAATCGTTGTTTTTGTCCGAGTGTCATTTATCGGCCTTTTTATCAAGCTTGTCTTCAATTCGGTCTAACTTCTGGAATAAGCGATCGATTGCCGTTTTGAAGTCGTCTTTATGAACCCGATCGTTTGCGATTTCTTCGCGAAGTTGTGCCAAATTATCTTTGAGTAATTTGACCGCTGACCACAACTCTCGGGCAAACCAGCCGAGCGTGCTAAAAGCCACGCCCAGAATGATATTGATAAAAAGTTGGATGTGTTCCATTTTAGAGCAAAGCCCCTTCAGTAAACAGATCATCAAGCTGTGCGTCAGTCAATTGCAGCGCTGTGGAAATGTTAGCGACCAGAGCTGAATCGCGGCGTACTTCCTGTGCGTATTCCCATTCAATGCGGGCGGCTTCGCCTTCAATACCTGGCATAGCAGTAACGGCATCAGTTACGGATTGCAGTAAACCGGCGCTAAGTAGCGCTAGGCGTGCTTGTCGCATTGATACGACTTGCGGAACCTTTGAGGGAGGCGGTACATATTCGGGCAATTCGGGCGGCTTTACATTCGGAAAATCTTTAAGCGTAAATCCGAATTGTTTGATGAGTGTCAGGTCTTTTACAGCAACCCATGTTTTTGCCTCATCGTCTTTTTCCAGGCGGTAAATGCTACCTTTGAGCATTTCCATAAATTCATCGTATTGCGGGGTGCCAATGATTGAATCCAGATCGTCCCGCGTATTTATGATGATTCGGCTAACAGGTGATTCCATAGCGATTCTCCATCCAATTCGTTAGATTATGCACGTTAGCCCATTGTGCGTGACCGGACCACGATGCGACAAAGCGTTGCAAACCTTCCATGTCATTATGCTGTATAAAATTCGATACTTTGCGTTTTGCTCGCAAAACCGAATCTTTCCGCAACAGTTTGTGAGTATCCCATATCCGATAACCCAGAAAATTGACACCGCGCCTAGTTGGCGATATTTGCCATTTTCCTATATGAAGCCGCAATGTGTCCATAGAATACTGATTTAGTTTGTCAAAATCGGCACGCAATTTGTCCGGATCGTCACCCAGAATGACAATATCGTCCATATATCGCGCCCAATTCCTATGGCCTAGATTGAAATGGACAAATCTATCGGCGGCGTTACCGTATACGTTAGCGAATAACTGGCTGGTTAAACTGCCAATTGGAATGCCTTTACCGGTAGGTGGAATGATTTCGCGCAATATATCGAGAGTCTTAACGCAATCAATTTTACGCTCAATCATGCCGTGTAACACTTCCCGATCAACGCTAGGAAAGTATTTGGAATAGTCAGTCTTTAAGAAATATGGGGCTTTAGTGTGGCGTAAAGCCGCCTGGACGTGCCGAACGCCCGAATGAGTACCAAACCCCTTACGACATGCGAAAGTGTACGGTAGAAAGCCACGCTCAAAAATTGGGGCTACCACATTGCAAAGAGCGTGTTGAACTAATCGATCTTTGAAGTCTAATGCCGATATCAAACGGGCTTTTGGTTCATAAATGACAAACTCGCGATATGGGCCGATTGTGTAAGCACCATCACGCAATTCTTCCTGAACCAGAACTAAGTTTGCTTCCGCATACTCTTTGAACTCCAAATAGCCATATGTCATTTTCTTACCTTTGGACGTTTTCTTGTAAGCGTCCCGTAAGTTTTCTATGGTGGTTATTTGGTCAATTAGATTCCGGTGTTTCTTTACCATGTGAGAATGTCGGCCACGCCTTTCGATTGCCTACTAATCGTTATGCCGAACCAAGAAGGGTATTCCCCGAAGGAGGATAGAACTGGCTGACCACACGTTGATTGGTCGGCCTGGCAAGTCGTAACATTACCAGAGCGTAAGTAATAATGCCGTCACAGACAAAGCGCGACCCAATGTTATTGTTCGAGTTCGACGCGGCGTTGTTCCAGTTAGAGCAACGCGAACCGGAGTTCGACGTGTTGTTCCAGTTGCCCCCAAAGATAGCCGCATTTTGGCCCAGCCTATCCCTGCTTTTGTTTGCCCTTTAACCAAGCTCCGATCATTGATCCAACCTCTACCAAAAGGATTTGCGCCGTTTGGACTTGGTGGGGTGTCATTGCTTGGAGCGAGAGCAAAAATCGCATCCAAAACCGCAGTTGGGCCAACCCAGCATCCGCGGTGTAAATCTTTGAAACTTGATTTGACTTGCCAGCTTGAAATAACAAATCGGGAATGCCCAAAAGACATTGCAAAAACATTTCCCGTGCTACGCCGTGTTTTCGTGGCATCGACTGGGCAATCGGGTACAAATAGGCGATTACCCGTTCGTATTTCTCCACGATTACCATTTGGTCGAAGCATGTTGTTATGTCTTTTGCTGGTGTCATCAAGTTTCTTTTACGGGCGCTTTCGCGCCCTTAATCAAGTTGCAGGTGGTCACTGACGAAGCGCGACCCAATGT